GAGCACAATTTTGTTTGTTGTGATAAAGATGATTGAGATGAAGTTCATACAGAAGGAAATGAAACCGGTTAAGGAAATCGTGCGGGATGCCGTGATTGTGGGGGTCTCGGTTGCCGTGGCATCCTTTGCTGTAGTCACCATGGACAAACCGATGGCGGGGTTTATGAACGCAATTACGGAGAAACAGGTGCTGTCGGCGCAGGCGCCGGTTTTCACGGATAATCCGGGGTTTTAAGGGGGTCGAAGGTTTGTCTTAGAGAAAATATACTTTCTCCCCTAGGTCCCTGAAATGCATTTCCTTATAAGGAACATTTTTCTCTATCGCCTTCGCAATGGTCCTGTCGCTGATTTTTTCAAGACGGATGCAATCATATCTACACGCATATTCGCGAACCATTTTGCCAGAAGAATCAAATACGCCAAATCCATTTTTGTAAAGCAACGGTTCTTTTCCATGCTTCTTTATGAAGGACTCTTTGTTTTCACATTCCTCAAACAATTTGTAGACGTGTCCTTTCGTCACAGTTCCGTTTTTCACAGGTGTATCCAATGCCGACCATGAATCATAACCATTCATCATCGCTGCTGTTTTTCGGTCAATGTAAACATTTAAAATTTCAGACCCATCGGCAGTCAATTTGGCAACATATCCCTGTTTGTATTGTTTGGACGCCTTTGAGGGCGCAATGTTTTCCAGTCTTGACGCGTCCAACTCCCTATCCACAAATAACCATCGAAATCCGCAATACACGGAATTTTCAAGAACTGCTTTGGATAAACTGGGGCGTTTGATGTTGTGATTCTCTTTCATGGCGTCCGAGGCGCATTCATAAACTTTCACCAATTCCAATGTTTCGGGGTTGATCTTCTGTAGTCGGGGACCTAACGTAACAAGTGGTTCTTGAAATCCAGTGACCGTTTTTGGTTGAAGGGTTTTCAGTTTTTCCATCATTTCTGCATTTTGTTTTTCCAAATTGTCCATTTTTGCTAATAACAGGGCAACTTGTTTTTCCAAAGTTGATGCGTCCTTCTGTTGCATTTGTAATTTTAGTTTTTCCAATTCCAATTCCAATTTGTATGTACTGGATTCTTGGAAATTGTCGATTTGACTATTTATTGCGTCCAAAATCATTTGATATGACAACTCTTTTCCTATCAAAAACAATTCGAGTTCATTTTCATGTCCTTCCAAATCGCGAATGCGGTTGCTTCTTATCAATTTGTGATTGTGTATGTATGATTCAAAATCTTTGCTGCGATTTACGGCAAAAACATCCAACAGCAAACATTCCGAATATTTGCCTCGATGTTCATTGTATCTGCCAGTTATTCCGCGGCGACTTTCGCCTATTTTTACAATATACTGACCGTTTTCAAACGTTTTGACTTTAATTATGTAAACAATTGGAATGGATATTGAAAATTGGCGGAGAAGTATTTTTTCTTTTTCTAATGCTTTTTGATTACCAAGTTCTATTGTGTTTTTTATTTCTAATTCTTTTTTTAAATCATAAAATCCTTTTACTCTTATTTCTTTTATTACTTCACATACCCAGTTTTGAAATTGTTCAGCAATGGGTTTTCTAGACTTAAATAACACCTTATATAATCCTTTTTCAGTAAGAAATGTTACTTGTTGGTCGCCACCAAGGGTGTGCATAGTATGCACAACCTTTTCACTGTCATCAAAATCACGAATAACAGACCTAATTGTTGAAATTTCTAATATTGTTCCAATATCATTTGCTCTAAATAATGGTTCTTGTGGAGTTCCTTTTATCACTATTTCAGTGTGTAATTTATTTGAATTGAATGCCTTAATTACTTCCATGGGGGTGTATATACATATAACACACCCTTTTCTAAGTTTTTTTTACTAAATGTAAATTAATAAACTATTTTTGCTTTTGGTTTTTAAAAGCGAAAGCAACCCACTATACAAATGTTTGCTTTACCTCTTGGTAAAGCAAAACTACATTTCAATTAATCGCTTTTGTTGCAACAAAAGCAAAAGAATAATCATACTTTGGTTTGCTCCTCTTAACGGAGGAGCAAAGGGTGTCCATAGTATGGACACCCTTTCATTTATTTATATATTTGCTTTGCCAACTGGCAAAGCAAATAACACATTTGATCGCTTTCTCTGTGGAGAAAGCGATCAAACAAATACTAAAAAACTATTAATTCAAACTAAAATATTTTTCGCACGAGAACTCGTAACAAAAAAACAATTTAAGAAGAATAGGCAATGCCTGCCATGCCCGCCATTACGCGGAGCACGTTGTAAGAGTAGGCATAAACACGGACCTTAGCAGTGGCAACACTGGCAACAGTGTTGGAAGAAAGGACAAGTTGGAGGGTGGCATTGTCGATTCTGGAGAAGTTGCACGTGCCTGAAGGATTGTGCTCCTCGGGGCGCAGGGCAAAGGAGTAAACGTTGATGCCAGTGTCGGGAGCACGGGTGTGGTGCTGGAAGGGCTGGACAACGTCGAAGTAAGATCCCTCACGCTCGGAGATACGGTCCTGACCGTTGAGCTGCAACTTGGCAGTGACAACAGGGTTCTCGCCCCAGCAGTGCATGTCGAGGGCAGTCTCAGCAAGCACATAGGTGCCGGCATCGGAAACATAGGAACCATTGTTGGTGCCACCGGCAACAGTGCTGAACACGTTGTTGTCGCCTCTGTCGTTGCTGTTGGCGCCGCCCTGGAAGGCAGTGCCGGAGGTGACGAGGCCATCAAGGGCACCGGCCATCTGGAAGACACCTCCAGAGATGAAGGCGTTGGCACCAGAGGTGGCATCCTGACCACCAAAGACGTGGATGGCAGGGGGGAGGGCATCAATGGAGTCAGTGTAGTTAAACGCCTGAGATCCAAGGACCTTGTAAAGGGTGGTGCCGCCGATCAATGAACTGCAGTAGTCAACGTTGGCATCAGGTTGAACAACCCAGATAAGCTCCTTGCAAGGGTGGTTGAAGTTGATCTTGATCTTGTTGGACGAAGATCCGACCGACTCATCACCAGTGTACTGGAGTTGCTCAATGAGGTACTCGTGGGGGTTGGATGCCATCTTTCTGCGCTCATCAGTATCAAGGAAGATAAAGTCAACGTAGATGGAGGCAGCAACAAGGGACTGCTGGTAGGCCTGGGTGACAGAGACAGAACCAGAGGCAGCAGAAATGCTAGAGACAGCCCACAAGCACTCACCAATAGGTCTGAAGTCGATGTTGATCTTGACCTCGTGGTACTGGAGAGCAACGAGGGGAAGAGCAAGACCGGGGTTTCTGCAGAACCAGAAGAGGAGGGGAATGTAGAGGGTGGTCTCAGGGAGAGACTTGCGGGGAGCGCAGACCTGGCCGGGACCGCCAGCAGCAGAGCAGGGTCCGTTGATATCGGCAAAGTCCTTGTCAACAAGGTAGGTGAGTTGGGTAGTGTGACCAATCATCTTGTAGTATCCTCGCTGTTGCTCGGACGACAAGGTGAGTTGATTCCAGATGTGCATCCAGTCACCATACTGTCTGTCAATTCTCTGGCCACCAATCTCGATCTCGACCTGGGAGATGAGCTGCTCACCGGGGAAATCTAACCAACGGGCATAGACATCACCAGATGATCCAGCCATATCCTGGTTGATCTCAGGGAGAGTGACCTGGACATAGGTTCTGTAAGCAAGATCTCCGTTTCTGGAGATGGTGCAGGACACACGGCGACCGAAATCGGCCTGACCGTTGAATGTCTGCTCGATGGACTCCATCGCGAAGTTGGTGTGGCGTCTGTAAGACACCTTCCAGTAAGTGATCTCGGGACTTCCGGTTAAGAAAACATCCTGCGCGCCGTAGGCTACTAATTGCATCAAAGCTCCTCCCATTTTTTTTATATACTGGAAAAATATTTTTTTTCCTAAATGTTTGTCACATTTGTCGTGCGGACCTACACGTTTTCAAATAGGTATGAAATGCCGCATAATCGATCTCTACACGCACCTGCCGCATTTTTCATCTATTTTTCGCCTATTTTTGGACCCCTTGTAGGGACCCAGAAAATGGCGGAGTGTCCCGACTTTTAAAAGTGGGGACATATTTTAGAGATGCCAAAATTGTGCAAATTCGAGAATTGTCGGATGCGTGTTAATTCAAACTTTTGTAAAATGCATAAAGCAAACACGGCAAGCGAAATAAACAAGGCGCAGACGTCATCCCTCTATCGCGGATATAGCAAAACAGAATACATCAATAAATTCCCCGAAGATCCGCTGACATTCCAGATGCTTTACAAAGACAAGGGCATGGCAACATGCAAATTCATTGATAGTCGGTTTGATGGATTTAAAGGTTCTTGTAATAGAGAAATCCAAATTAATGGCATTTTGTTAAGAATTGTCACAAAACCGATGCCACAACCTGCCCAAAAATACATATCTGTGAGATTCAACACAGATAAATATACGTGTCCAAAAACGGGCAAAACAGTGAATCCGATGTTATATCGGCGCTTGCCTCTATTGGAGGAAGAAATAAACAGGCAAATTGGGAGAATTTTGGAAGGCGTGCATGAGGTTTGTCCATGTCCGTTCATAGAGATAGATTCTCACTTATGAATTTATCTAAATAATCCTCCATGAAAACTTCCCGTTTACCTTCGTGGTTTTTCTGGAAAATATAGCGACCATCCCTTTTTTTCGCGGTCCACCCTTTCTCTAAACAGTTGTAGATGAATATCATTTTCTGCATCGTCTTCATGTCCAAATTCAAATCACTCAAATTCACTGTTTTGGATGCCATAATACACATAGTGTCGGAATTATTCGGGGGATTTTAACCCTGTTTGTCAGCACAAACGGTGCGTTTATTTGAGAAATAAATGTCAATTTGACAATAACCCAAAATCATATAAAAATCTACGTTCTATATTATTTAGCAAATGAGCACCGACACCACAACAAACCCGGTTTTAACCACTGCAAACAAGTTTGATGAACCGATTCTAACCGAGTCCACAGCGCGCTTCGTAATGTTTCCGATTCAAAACGAGGAAATCTGGAAAATGTACAAAAAACAGGTCGACAGTTTTTGGCGTGCGGAGGAGGTAGATTTGTCAAAGGACCTCATTGACTGGAGCAAATTGAATGAAGACGAGCAATATTTCATTTCCATGGTTCTAGCGTTTTTCGCGGCAAGCGACGGAATCGTGATGGAGAATTTGGCAATCCGCTTCATGAATGACGTCCAAATTTCCGAGGCGCGCGCTTTCTACGGATTCCAGATTGCCATTGAGAATATCCATAGTGAAATGTACAGTCTGCTCATCGAGACCTATATCAAAAACAAGGAGCAGAAGCAGCGCCTATTCACCGCGATAGAGAATTTCCCCTGTATTCAGAAAAAGGCAGATTGGGCGCGGCGCTGGATTGGCGGCACCGAGTCTTTCGCCACGCGCCTCGTTGCGTTCGCCTGCGTGGAAGGCATCTTTTTCAGCAGCAGTTTTGCGGCAATTTACTGGATTAAGAAGCGCGGTTTAATGCCGGGTCTCACCTTGTCGAATGAATTCATTAGCAGAGACGAGGCGCTTCATACCGAGTTCGCAATTCTCCTGTATTCGGGATTACAAAATAAATTGCCGGCAAAGGTTTTAACAGGAATTATTAAGGAGGCGATAGAGATTGAGAAGGAATTCATATTGGAATCGTTGCCGTGCCGATTGATTGGTATGAATTCCAAGATGATGTCACAATACATCGAGTTTGTGGGGGATCGCTTGTGTTTGCAAATGGGCGTTGAGAAAATCTATGGCAGCGCGAACCCGTTCGATTTCATGGAACTCATTAGTGTGGAGTCAAAATCCAACTTTTTTGAGCGCACCGTGAGTGAGTATGCTTTAGCAAACAAGGAGATGGCGACGGATGTGTTTAATTTGACGTGTGAATTTTAAAGTACCGAAGTCAAAATATACAGAATATGTATAATGGCAAGAAAAACGAGAAAAGTAAGAAAGATAAGAAGAAAGGTTGGTGGGTCTAGACCGCGGTCTAGAACGCGGTCTCCGTTTAGTTCAATAAGTCCCCCATATTTAGACCCAAATGTGGGAACACCACCTCGCATGTCATTAAAAAGAACACCGAGAGAAATTCACATATACAAGAATATGAACGATTTTAAGAAATTTGTGCTTCCGAAAATTAAAAATATAAAAGATCATTTTGACAATCAACAACCCCTTTTTTCAGCATATTTAACAACTTTATTGCAAGCGTCCATAGGACGCGACGCTTCCGCCAAAGGCGAAAGTCAAAAAGATGAAAAAAAGCAAATGATGGAGGAAATTGATGACATATATGAAAATCTGCAAAATCTCAAAGACAGGACAACCCGATTGGCAGACAATGACAATGTCGAACAGGAAAAACAAAAAATTTCGTCGGGAATAAAAGATGTTCGATGGAAGATAAGCAAGTTGACTGAACAAATAAATTTGAAAAACGTTTCGTCGATTGCTATTTTCAAAAAAGGGAGAATAAGCAATTTACCAAGATAAATATGTGAATTATTTATATATTTAATAATTCACATATGGCATCAGGAGGCGGTGCAGGAACTATATTTTCAACACTGCAACAATCATCTTTGGAATCAGGCGGCGGTGCAGAAGTACAACTTTCATTTGCGGAATCTATTGCAAACATAAAAAATGCCAAAGAATTTATTGACACATTTGGCGAATATACCGTGGACCCGCGACATGTTATACCGTGTTGTTCTCTCTACTACAGAGAAGAATCATTGGAAATGGCAAAAAGAAAAACAGAATTGTTAAAATTGGAAAACAAAGACAACATAAATCCCACACTCAATGAATGTTTGACGAAAATTTTAGACGATGAATACGTGGGACCATTCAGCATTTTAAGAAATCCAGTTGCTAAAATACTATGTTTGACAGCAGTTTTTGGGAATCGTTGGAAGGATATATTGGAAATAAAAGCGCGAACTGAATTATGGGAATTACTTGACGGAGTTGAACTGCCAACAGAATGGGTTTTATACATAAACTCGCATGGCACTAGAATAGATAAAATGACACCTGGTAATTTTAGTTATGAACACACAGCAAGTTTTGTATCAACTGCTTGTCCAGGCACATCTGCATTTTATCATGAAGAAAATAGCATAATTGATCCTGAAATTATTTTAAATGATGAACTTAGAGATGAAGAATTTATAAAGCGTTCTAAAATATATTTGGATGGAATCGGAAAAGATATAGAAACCCGATTAAAAAAATATGATTCTTTGCAGTTGGAAAAACTTGAGGCAGTTGAAAAATACAAAAAAAATCCAAACGCCGCAAATTTATTGGAATTTGGAAAAATTTCAAGTGAAATAGACATTCAAAAAGATAATTTAAAAAGTTTGGTAAAAATTTTTATGCAAAATAAAAGTCACGAATCATATTTAAAACTAATTCAATATTTTGAAAGATTTTTAACTGGCGATGAAGGCGGTGGCATATCTGGAAACAACACCACAATTGTTTCATTAATTCCAAAAGAAAGTGCCGACGGCAAATTGACAAAATTTTTGGAAAAATATTTTAAAATTAAACTTTCTGAGGCGGCAGATGATGAAACCCAATATTACAGAGAGAAAATGGAACTTTTACAAAAAACCCCCATCAATGATTGGATAAGATTAGTTCAAGCAGACAAAACTGTAAATCCAACCTATGCTTTTGCTTTTAATGGTTCCAACAAACTAAATAAATTGCAAACATCCATGTTGGAATTGTCAATTGCAATTGCGCATAAAAAAAACAGCATTGGTTCTTGCATGTGTCTAAGCACATTTATATTTTCAAACATGGAATTAAAAGAAAACAAATTTATTGACAAATTGCTAAGCGAAGGTGAACACTATAAAATTCGATTCGGTTTTGTGACATCATTGCTCGACAATCTTAGTTCACGGCAGGTTATTTTTGACAACAGTTGCAAAGGAGGCAATTCTGATGTTGATGAAGAATATCGCGCTAAATTTCCAGAGTTGAATTTGAATAATAGTCAGGACCCAGACACCCAACCAATTATTGATACTGCGCGCAAATGTGGCGGAGTGTGCCATGCATTTCAAACAGGCATATGTCCCCGAGGTTCCAATTGTCGTTTTTCACACAAAAGGGGTGGTAAATCAAAAACAAAACACCGGCGTCGACAGAAAAAATCCACTAGAAAAAAACGCAGATAGATATATAGAATGAAAAGTCATTTTTTCAGAACTTTTCAATTTGAAAACGGGTCATCCGAAAGTTATGGCGCGCCACTATGTATTTCTGCAAAATTCGACAAACCTCTATTGACATTGCCCAAACATCTGAAAATGACAATCAATATGCACGACAGCAGCAACTCGGAAAAACCCAAGAAACGGTCATCCGCGGATTCACTCGAACACGCAAAAACCGACATCCGATACACTGTGGTAACCACCCCCATGACCAGCGCTCTATTTAACAGCAATCACTATAAAATAGTCGAGACCGCGTTTTTCACGCACGCCAATTTGACCGAGACGATGAAACGCAATTTGCGTGAAGAAATGGTGGAATTATACAACGAAAGATTGAAAGACTACGACGCGTCCATTGCTCAAGAGGAGGCGAACGCCAAGATGTTTCACCGCCTCTACAATGGTCTCAAATCCAAAAACACGAATATTATGAGAGACCATGCCACGGTGGTCGAGATTTTAGAAAGAATGAAGGCGCGCCCACCAAGAAAAATATTGGTTAAGGGTGTGACTCGCACTGAACCCAATCCAAATCACCGCCTAATTAACCTGTATGAAGAGTTTTGGAATAACGCCGACTTCCTAGAATACATCCAATTCACCAAGATGTGCGAACATGTACAACAGGATGATCATTCCATAAAAGCAGCAATAGAGGAACTTGCAAAATCCTACGAAATGTTGAAAACTAGGATGGAACTAGTGAAAATACCGCAATACAAGGAAATCCTGGACCGAATCCGCAAATATGAGAAAAAAATTATTCGCACCGACATCATACAATCGGTTGATTACACTTTGAAAACAGTAAATGACAAGAAGTGCATCGACGATGTTTTAATGACGACAATTAATGGGGGCACCGAGGAGGACAACGAACCCGACATATACAATTTCGGATTTAATGTTATCCCCTTTCTAACGACGACGGGGGACCAAATGCGGTTCATCGAGTTTTTTCGCGATTTCGTAAAGGCGAAAAAGGCGACCAAGGACCGCGACACGTTCAGTTACACCTACGTGCTTTTAATGTATGAAATGGAAGTAGCGCAATCGAAGAATCCCTTCAAACTGCTCATCAACCTGTTTATGCGGGATTTGAATTACACAACCAGTTACGCGCTCAATATTGAGAAACGCCCCGACTGCGAATATGGCACACTGATTTACGAGTATTTGAAGGAATTGGTCATAGTAAAATACAAGGAAACTCAGGACCACGAATTGCTGCAAACATTTCATGACCTCTTTATGATCGACCACGCAGGAAACCGCATGAAGAGTGATGCGGACCCAAATGACTTAGGAACGCAAACAGAATTTGATGGATATTTCTACAAGTCGATAGAGGCGCTGCCGCGGCGCATTCAAACACGTGGATATTACGAGGTGGACAAGCGTCAATTGATGCGCCTGTTTTGCAATTTATGCGACCGATTGGATGTCCTGGACAATGGGTGTAAAAACGGGGATAAAATGGATATTTGCGAATCGGGGTTTTATGCGACGCCGAAAAGTTCCAAGAGTCCGACGTCTAAGAGTCCATCGTCTAAAAGAGGCGGAGGCACCCGAAAACGCCGTCGATGAATATGTAATGATTCTTTAACCATTACATAATAAAACCTAAAACACTCACTTTGTGAATTTGTATTTGGGAATTTCGTCAATGTTGATGACAATGCCATCTCTATCCAAAGTTTTCCCAGATTGCACAAAGGAAGCAAACACAGGACTCGTCAATTGACTTTTGGGACTATGTCCGTGGACGGTGCGCGCAATCATCTTATACAGTTTGAAATTGGGGTATCGTTCCTGTCCGTTTTTCTTGTAGACCACGTTTTTATCATCGTCGTCTGAGCACCATTTTTTAATGAGCGTGTCGACTGGATTATTGCCTTCGGCACCCCCCTCGTCATCATCCGTCACAAAATCATACAGAGAACATCCAAGTCGGCACAAATCAAAACTGTAATTGGGTTCTAGACGCGGTTTGGACTCATTGAAAAAGGGTTCGCAATTGTATTGGGAATAGGCGTCGCCGCTGGGCGCGAAACTGTCACTACAGAATACCTTGTCTTGGAATCGGTAAATGGCGCGACCGAAATCGATGATTTTGAAGATGCGACCATGGGTCGGCACTCTGTACCACGTGTTTTCGAAACAGTAGTTAATGTGGGTCTCGCTGGTGTTTACATACATGATGTTGTTGGTGTGCAGGTCATTGTGTGTGAAATCGAACGCCTTTTGGTAGGTGAGGAGGATCATTGTGATTTGGAAAAGCGCGGCAACCATGGCGTCGGTGCCCAATGCGCGTTTCATAAGGAGTTCGTCAAATGTGCCGGTGCAGCGTTCTTGGAAAATCATTTGGACGGGGAAGTTGTGGAGATAAGAGTATACAGGTTCCTCTTTTTCAAATTCGGTGTTTGTTTCGGACTCGGTCTCCCAATCGGACCCTGAACCGTCAGAAGATCCTTCTTTTCCTTCGCCACTTTTATCAGAACTTCCTTCATCGCTTCCTTCACTTCCTTCTGAAGATTCCGTTTCATCACTACAAGACGACCCGCTCGATTCGCTTTCTGATTCTTTGTCGTCTTCTTTTCCTTCGGATGGTTCGGAAAGGTCCGCCACTTTTTCATATTCCAATTCGGCATCTGTATTGGCAACAGTTTCCGCGCAGAAACTATCGGCAATTTCCTCTACATCAATGAAGGCGTCAACTAATGCATCATTGTCCAAAATGGCAATCTTTTGGCGATTTGTGCGGGACCCTGTACCCGAGAAATCGCGCACCAAGACTTCGGCAGTTTCATCCAAAGTGAAGCATTTGCCCACATTTGCCATGAAGAATTCGGATTCTTTCGCAAAATCGAGGTCATCCGCCAAATTAAACCGGAACCGGTCTTGGACGGCAAGCGCGGACCCATAGAATGGCACCCCGTGCACGAACCCATGCTTTTCCAACAGGAGATTTGTGAGGTAAGAAAAGAACGCATCCGTGTAGGAGCAATTATTGGAGTTTCCGATTTTGGGTAAGCACACGTCAGCGTCCAACGACGGCAATGTGGTGATGCGCGGATCTTTCAAATTATATTTGCCTGTGATGAATTTCAAGGGGTCTAATAGAGGCGAGAATTTCACAAATACATCCTGTTTGACTTTTTTGCCTTCCTGATCACACAGAGTGTGTAGATCGGCAACTTGGTATTTGTGATTTAGAGAAATCATATTGTAGTTGTCGGCATCCATGTCGAAAAACCTACTATAGACGGGGTTGTAACCTTGGAAATTTGCTAAATTAAATGGTTCATAACTGTTGTCAATAGAGATTTGTTGAGATGCCATTTTTTCCAGGTTTGGTTTTCTGAATCGTTGATAACCAATGGGAGCAGACATTGAATAAGAATAATATATTTATCTAAATCATTCTTTATGACATGAATGAACTAATGGCAAAATGGCGACAATAAATAAAACATGGTTTAGAAAACATCACGGAAAGTGGTCGGATAAAAAATATTTCCAAAACATATATTGGGAATGACACTAGAACTAAAGAAATTCGACATGCGGGCAATTACCTTTCGTCCAGATGAGAACAAGGGTCCTGTAGTTGTGCTCATCGGGCGTCGTGACACGGGTAAGACCTTTTTAGTCAAAGATTTGCTGTTTCATCACCAAGACATTCCGATTGGCACCGTCATATCCGGGACAGAGGCGGGTAACGGTTTCTACGGCAAACTGGTGCCCAAACTGTTCATACACGAGGAATACAATTCGGCACTCATCGAGAACGTACTAAGGCGTCAGAAAACCGTGATGAAACAGATGCAGAAGGAGATGGAGGCGTATAAGAAAACCACGATTGATCCACGCACTTTCGTCATTCTTGATGATTGCCTGTATGACAATACGTGGGCGCGGGACAAGTTGATGCGGTCCCTGTTTATGAACGGGCGTCACTGGAAGGTGATGTTAATCATCACAATGCAATACCCGCTCGGTATTCCACCCAATCTGCGCACAAACATTGATTATGTTTTCATTCTGCGTGAAAATTACTTGGTCAACCGAAAGAAGATTTGGGAAAATTATGCGTCCATGTTTCCAACGCTCGAGTCATTTTGCTCGATCATGGACCAGACCACAGAGAATTATGAGTGCCTGGTCATCAATAATAACGCCAAATCCAACAAGATCAATGATCAAATCTTTTGGTACAAGGCAATGGACCGACCCGATTTCAAGTTGGGTTCCAAAGAGTTCTGGGAGATTTCGAAGAATTTGGGGTCCGACGACGAGGACGAGTATGATCCCAATGCCAAAAAGAAGGCAAAAGGCGGACAAGTCACGGTGAAGAAGACGGGCGGGGCGAATGGTGGAAGTAAATGGTAAAGAGTGAATTAGAACCTTACCCGCATACTTTAGAAAAAGCGCTCCTCCGATTGGAGGAGCGCTTTTTACACCTTTGCACATTTTAAATGCCGACCAGAGGTCGGCATCTTTGAACGTGCTTAGGTAACTGTCACTTTGCAACTGATAAATCACCTTTTATATCCAAGAAATCGCCGAATGCGATTTCAGGTTATATAATCGGCGTTTTAAAAGTGCAAAGGTTTAAAATGATGAATTGAAATAGTTAATAAAATCTTGCTCCTCCAGTTGGAGGACCAAGATATCTTGGTTTGGGCAATCCCAAAGCAAGATCACATAAAAATATTGTAAACAACGATTATTACTACACAACACATAAATATAGAAACAACACCACAATATGCACATACAACAAAAAATGGGAATCGACAAAGTAGTATTGGAGGCAATCATCCTCTCGCACAAGTATTTACCCCGGGAGAACCGACACAATGTAATGTCATTGGCGCGCCAACAAATACACATACCTCCCCAATTAATGCACTGCCTGTTTCAAAAACACGGCATACATGCGCCCCTACATGAATGCGGGGAATATTTCGAGGGACTATTCAAAGACATGGGATACACGGTCGCGGATTCAATCGACAACTCGGCATATGAGAATGCAACGATCATACACAATTTGAACTTGCCGTTTTTATTGTCAAAAACAGAACCACGGTACAATTACGTGTTGGACGGCGGCACGATAGAGCATATATTCAATTGCCCCCAGGTCTGTGAAAACATCATAGATATGATGGAGGTAGGTGGAATATATTGCTCGGTCACGGTGAATAACAATTTTTCGGGGCATGGAATCTACCAATTTAGTCCCGAATTTTTCCTCTCGGCATTCGCGCCAAAATATGGCATGGAAGTGCTTGAACTGTATCTTGCCGAAGTAAACGCGGATAGAGAGAATTGGATCAATGTGAAATCCTTCAATGGATGGCGAAACAATACGCAAATAAACACACAGAATTCGGTTTACATCATCGCAATCATAAAGAAAATCTCGGACGATAGAGAATCTCTATTGTTGAACCCGCCAAACCAATATAGTTATGAAAACGTGGATTGGAATAAATAAACAAATATATGCAAAAAAGACATATAAACTGTTTCCCAAATAATAAATATAATGCAGTACCCATTTGACGAAAACACAACGACACCTCTATGTGAGATTATGGGCAGATATGGAAGTGACAAGGGAAACACCAATATTGCCCAATGTTGGCACAATTACACCACATTTTACCACAGCATATTCAAGGAAATGCAGGATAAACCATTGCGCATTTTCGAGTTGGGTTTGGGCACTAATAATTTGAGCGTGCCGTCCAACATGGGCGCAAACGGCAAACCAGGCGCATCATTGTATGGGTGGCGCGAGTTTTTCCCCAATTCCAAAATCTATGGTGCCGACATCGACATGAATATCCTGTTTGAAAGTGATCGCATAAAAACATATTACTGTGACCAAACAAACCCGGTTATCATCAAAATGATGTGGAATCAAACAGAATTGGTCGACGGATTCGACATTATTGTGGAGGACGGGTTGCACGAGTATCACGCCAATGCGTGTTTTTTCGAAAACAGCGTGCACAAATTGAACATTGGTGGATATTTCATCATTGAGGACATCATGAAGAAAGAATTACACCTGTTTGAAAAAAAACTTGTGGAATGGAGACTGAGGTTCCCAGAGTTGGATTTCACATTATTGCAAATTCCATCTCGAAGAAACACATTTGACAACAATTTGCTTGTAATTAAAAAAACTAAATAGAAAAATAAAGTGTGTCTTTTTATAGACACACTTTATTTAAATGGCAACCATTGTGACCGCGTATTTTAATATACCAAAATCCAAGGCAAATCACGAAACCTATGCAAGATGGATGAAAAACATGCTGGCAATACAGAATCGCATGATTATTTTCTGCGACGCGGCATCCTTTAAATTAATTCGGAGTCTGCGTGCAAATAATCCGTGTCCTACCATTATTGTGCAAACAAAATTCGAGGAATTTCATTGCTACAAATATGTAGACATGTTCAAAGCACAACACTCAATAGACCGTGAAAGGTCGATTCACAGCGTGGAATTGTATTTGATTTGGAATGAGAAGAGTAATTTTTTGAAGCGCGCAACAGAGATTGAGAAATCATTCAAGGAACCCCACAATACCAAATTTGTGTGGTGTGACATTGGGTGTTTTAGGGTGCCAAATACGCGGTTTATAAAGTGGCCAGATGCCAACAAGATTCCGGAAGACCGCATTTTATTGTTGGAGGTTCTTCCTTTGAATGAACTGACCCAGGATTTATCAAAAATAGATTATATTGGTGGCACCATTTTTGCGGGGTCTTCTGACGCAATTTTAAAATGGCATGATGCATATTATGCAATGTTGGAACGCCTCTATGACAGGGGCATATTTGTAGGCAAGGACCAGACCATCATGTCGTCAATATATATTGACCAACCCGAATTGTGTTTCTGCGTGAAATCTCCGCGAGGGATATATGATTGGTTTTATTTACAGGATTATTTGGTTTAGCGTCCTTCTTTTGGACGCAGTCATTGTCATTTAGCGTCCTTCTTTTGGACGCAGTCATTGTCATTTAGCGTCCTTCTTTTGGACGCAGTCATTGTCATTTAGCGTCCTTCTTTGGTTGCCAAAAACATATTAAATGTGCCAGACACGCTGATAATTTTGTACCCGAGGTCCTGTATAAATTTGAACAGTTCAACATTTTCGCAATTGGATTCAAACAGGATTCGTGGATAATTGTTGCGACGCAAGGTCTCCACGCCACCCTTAATCGCGTTCAATTCATTGCCTTCAATATCCATCTTTATAAAAGAAATCGGACTCTGAATTTGTATGTCATCCAATCGGCGCACCTCAACGCGTTCTTTTCCAATAATTTCACACTGAACCTTCTGTAATGTAGATCCGCCTCCGTCCGCGCTTACCAAATTCAACGTCTGTGTTCCCACCTGGTCGTCGGACCCCAACCCATAATTTATACAATCGATGTTATTCATATTCGATAGAGCAACCCCGCCACACAAGGCATAATAGGTCATTCGTTGCGGTTCAAACGCGTAGACCTTCTTGGCAAAGTGCGCCAAACTGATGGCGTACGTTCCTGTATGAGCACCGATGTCTAAAAATACGCTGTTTGGATTACAAAACTGTTTGCACCACTCGATTAACCCGCTTTCAAACAGTCCGTGTTTTACATAATACTCGTGGTTATGTGCGGGGAGAAAATAACAGGGCGCGCGATTGATGTGGAAAAACTGATTTTTCTTATTGTCTTGGACGGCATCTCTATCGTCCTTGGACAAAATGATGTATTGGGTGGTCATTGTGTATATGAAGAATAAAGAGGTAGTTCTATGTTATTTCCAATTTTCTTCAAGTTGGCATTTAGAATGTCAAAAGACATAAAGAACATAGAGAATTCGGGGCAATAGAGAATATCACAATATGTCATTATCATCATCAAGAACCCCAACACAGAACGAACTGTTGTTAACAAATTTAATGGAATTCTATTCGGACAAGGAAAACATGGACAAAATGGTCGGTGTGGTAAATGGCGAGAGCAAGACCTCGCTGCGTATCATCGACTGGTTTGTGACCAATTTCGCGAAAAAATACTTCACTGTTTATACGATTCCCGCAAAAACGCGATGCAGCACCGTCATAAATGGAGAGGAAAACAAGGAGCGATTCAAGGTGTTTAATAGTTACAAGTTAGAACTAAAGGCGTATAACAAATCCCGATTCGACCCCTTTTGCAGGCGCGACCGCATCACCATTCCCTACAATGATTCCAGGACTACAGGATTGGTGACGACCATTGGGCAGTTGAATTTCTTCAAGTGGGCAATCGAGAACCGAATTCTGGAATACATTGAGGAGAATTTCGAGGCGATAGAGAATGACATGAATTCGCGCAACAGCATATCAAAGAAGAAGACGCCGGATGCTGAAGGAAGTTCCACAGGAACGGACAATAAGACACGCAAGAAGCGGGAGGAACTGTCCATATCCGCCTGCAAGAGTATCAAAAAGGAGATTGTGAGCATTGTGGTGAAGTTTTAGTGGCGCAGTTTTATTTAATTATAAAATTATACATTTCATTGCTTAAAACTTCAATTCCATAATTGTTAAAGTGGGTTTCATCAGTTTCCACATCGTGTTTTTCAATGGTTTCAGATAAATCAAAATAATCACAACCATGTAAAAAACAAAAATCTTTTAATATATTTTGCGTCTCAATTCGTTCATTATTAACAAAATCAGGAACTCTTTTTGAAATATATGGACCAATTACAAGAATATCACAATTAACCTCTTTTTTAATTTTATTTAAAATGTCAAAACACTCTTCTTTATTCATATGTTTAATAATAAAATCTTTTTCGTCAAAAGTTACACCATTATGTTCATATCCCGTGTCTATTTTCCAAGGTAAATTTTGCAAATAAAATTCGTCACCATATTTTTTTGTATTAATTATGTATTGTTTAATAGAAAATATTTCAATAATTATTTTTCCAAATTCAATGTTCGAATTATTCATATTTGGATGTGTGTTTGGATTAATAAAATCGCGATCTGATACATGACCTCTAAAAAAAATACTTTGCAGCATTTTATTATTTTGGGGGTTTAAATTGTTATATAATTTGCCTTTCATGTAATAAATGCTATCCAACACATCAATTAATTTAGTTGTGTAATTTACTGGTTCTGTGTAAATATTCACATCATTGTTTATTATGTAATGTCTCGAATGATGTTTTCTCAATTCTTTCACAAAATTAATTTTGTTATGCAATGGATAACACAATCTACAAGTGCCAAATATATATATATCTTTGTTCATTCTATATATATATATATATATATATATGCAGAAAATCGGCATTCAAGATGCGCATGTCTACTTAGTTTTCCCATAGAGGAGTTGGTGAAACATGTAGAGACCCATGACTGCCACGGTGCCCATGAAAAACCGTTGTCCAGCGTCCATGTGTGTCATAAAGTTTTCGGCAGTCACTCTATCCGGTGAACTAAACCCCTCGAATTCTTTCGGAATAATTGGTTTGCCGACAAACCGGTCCTGCGGTGTGCGCTCGAATTCGGCAAGCGAAATGAATTTTTGTTTTTCAACCGTTTTAACTCCTTTTGTGTCGACCACATTGATGTCGACTACCATGCATTTGTCGGCAAACTTTCGCTCAGTTTCAATGTAGGGGTTCAACTTTGCCGATTCAAAATCAGCATCTGCCGAATCCAGGATTCCCTTGCCTCCTTTGCTTTTGTTGACGTTTATTATAGTGTGCCGCGGAACGGACAACCCCGATTTAATGTCATTGCACATTGACCCAGTGTCATGCACATAAACGCGTCCCATAGGTGTTTCTAGCAGTTTGCGTTGTTGCTCTATCGCAGCGATGTTTTGAGTCACATTGGTTTCATTGTATTTTGGTGGAATTATTAAACTTGAATAATTGGAATTCATTTTATCTGCTGCTTTATATTTATTAGTGTCATTATTTTTTCAAAATTTTATTAATAGTGCGCTGATGTTCATCAACGACAGACAAAACACGTTTCAAAAAGGATGTCTCAATATCTTTTAAGCACTGTGTTTTTATCTTTGCAATGCAAACTTCTTTGTCAGTTGCTGATGCGATTTTGTCACAGGAAGACATATCTTTTTTGCTACAATCCGCGTCCAATTTGTTTTCATCCAAAGATCCTAAATCAGAAATGATTTGTTTGATGGAATCACTGCCGCTATAAGATGGATATAATTCTAATATGCCTGGATTTTTTTGCAAATCCGTGTTAATCTTGTCGACACCCATAGTAACGAGGTTTTTGAGGTTGGATAAAATCACCATGTTTCCGGACAAATCGCGGTTGTATGAAACAGTGGTTGCAGTGTCACTGTATGGTTTTTTCAATGTGCGTATTTGGTCTAATAGTAAATTTACGCGGTCAAATAAATCGGAAATCATTTCGGAATTGGAAATTCCGTCAGCAGGCGCAATTGGCACAGACGATGTTGCTGAAGATGTTGCTATAGGAAATGACGTTGCTGCAACCATGGGACTAGTCGTTTCTGTTGGTTTTGCTGAAGTCGTTTCTGTCGGTTTACTCGTTGCCGTTTCTGTTGCATCAACAAACCCCTCCAACCGGTTTCTATCAGATTCATGAAGTGCACCTGAAAACCAGGTATTTATAATATGATTGACAACAATGAAAAGAAAAAATCCAAATACCAGGGCGGATACAATTGTTTTGATAAAGTTGAATTCCATGGAATCTATATTGTATACGAAGTTAATTAAAAAGGGAACTCGTCGTTCCCTTAAGATCCCATACTAAAGGTAGATATAGACAACCTTAAATAATAAATTTATTTATGAGTGTTTCAAACAGATGAATTAATGTAATCATCTAGGTTTATCAAACTAAGGAAGGTTCCAAAGGAAACCTTGGTTTCCTTTGAAAATTGATGTCCGGGAGGATTCCAACGGTCACTGAATAAAAACAATATAAAATCAATTAATATACCATGTCTGCTTTTGTCTCCAAACCTTTCATCATCTCTATCGAGGGCAATATCGGAACCGGTAAGTCCACCTTTCTCGAGAACCTAGAGTCAAATATTAACAAATCCAATCCCGACGTCGGCAATTCGATCCTGTTTTTAAAGGAACCCGTCGACATCTGGGAAAGTATTAAGGATGAATCTGGACACACCATTTTGGAAAAGTTCTACAAGGACCAACGCAGATATGCTTTCACGTTTCAAGTGATGGCGTATATTAGTCGTCTTAGTCTGTTGAAGCGCGCCATCAAAGAGAACCCGCAATGCAAGGTCATCATCATCGAGCGCTCCCTCATTGCCGACAAGAATATCTTCATGCAGATGTTGTATGACGACGGACAAGTAGAAAAGATGGAATTCGAAATCTACAATCGGTGGTATGACGAATTCATTGATGAGTACCGCGTGGATGCAATCATTTATTTGGATTCCGACCCGGATGTGTGCGCCGCGCGCATCAACAGACGCAACCGAAATGGCGAGGATGGCATCCCACTCGCCTATTTAGAAAAATGCAGGGATTATCACAGTCGATGGTTAGTGGATACAAGGGTAAAAACTATTATGAGCACAGAAACAGTGTCAACCTACCACATTGCACACGAGAAATTCAATTACTCTGTGTTGCAAATAAATACAAATAGCAATACAGAATATTCTGGGGATGCCAACTGCGTTGGCAAGATTTGGTTGGAATACGTCAAGCAGTTCATCTACATTAAAATGTTAGAACATGTTATATAAATGAACTCTGCCGTAATGCCAACGCCTTATCCAAGCATAATGGGAGGAAATACTGCTAGATATGAATCGACACCGACAGCAACAACAGCAATGAAAGGTGGAAGACGAAGACGTCAAAGCAAACGCCAAAGCAAACGCCCTTGTAAAAAGAACCAGCGATCTAGAAAACAAAGGCGTTAATTAGCGGCGCTGACGCTCACGTCGACGTCTCGTTTTTTTTCCACCGATGTATTTTTTAGAAGAAGAGGGTTTTGATTTTCGAATTGTTTTCGACGAAGTTGCCACAAAGTATTTACGCATTTATTTGTATTATATTATACAAATAAACATTAAGCGGGTGAAAGGTTGATAATAATTATGTAAAAAGAAAAAAGGAGGGATCATAAGGGAACCTTGGTTCCCTTATTTATTTGAACCGCAAATACAACTGGTAAGCAACAAGACCACCAAAGCACTGGGCAATGATGTAAGGGAACAATTCAGTGGTGGGGAGTTTGCCGGCAGATGCCATGGTAAGACTGACCGCAGGGTTGACGTGTCCACCCGATGTGTTCTTTGCTAAAGTGATTACTAAAGCAAGCGCGGCGCCGATGGCAAGAGGATTGCCGGTGGCGAGAATAACGTAGATGAAGAAAACGGTTCCTGCAAATTCGACTAAATAGTTGTACATTGGAATGCTATATCATTTTGCAAGAAATTTTATCCGAATCATGCAGGACTTTTAACGAACCCTAAGCGCAAACATCCCGAAGGGATGTGCGACTGTTGCTAAGGGTCCTGTGGACCCGATAAGTCCCGCGGACTTTACCGAACTCTAAGCGCGACGCGCGACGGTGGATAAACCGAAGGTTTATCTCACCCTAAGCGTGCTTTGCACGCGACTGTTGCTAAAATGCTGTGCATTTTAGCGAACTCTAAGCGCAACGCGCGACGGTGGATAAACCTTCGGTTTATCTCACCCTTGGCAATGCCGACTGCGACGAGTTGTTGTACCCACCAAAGTTGACGTCATTGTAGTTCACGTTGTAAGCGCGCTGCTTCTTGAATCGGATGTAGTCCGAACTGTCGGCAACAAACTTAGGGTTGCACGATGCAGCACCAACACCCGTGTCATCACAAGTGTCCTGTGCTCTTCCATACAAACGTCCTAGACCCGGTCTGCGAGTGCCGTTGGACGCCGGACTGGGACCACCGCACACATAGTTCTGTCTGCCCAAGAAATCGCCTGAGTTATTGACGGCGCGAAACGGGGTTACAATGCGGTTGTAACCATTAATTTCACCTCGCGCGGCAGCAGTGTTCCAACTGCGTTTCAAAATACTTCGCACAGCAGCATCATCGCATGTTTTAAAACTGTTTACTGTTTGTTTTGCTGAAAATCCATTGAAAGGTCCTCCTAATATCATGTTCATTTAGCAAATATATATTTAACCACGAAAAAAGTCCTGTCAAAGGATATGCTAAACCTGACAACAATCAATTTATGAACAATATATATCATGGACAACTCATCGTCAGAACCACAAATAGAGGATGATGACGAATTAATTAATTATCTGGAATCAGTTTCGCCGGCGCCCGACGATTTCAACGAAAATTACGACGCCGATTGCGTCCGTAAAACCGGCAATTTCGCCACATCGGACACGCGGTTCCTGTTTGACCACGTTTCTAAAAAGGAGTCTGATAAACGCGAATTGCTAACCAGAGAACGCCTGCAATACGTTTCGCCTAAATTGCTGACTTTATTAGACGAAATCGAACGTCAAGATAATGCAGATATTGCTGAGTTTGGTCACACGTTTAAGCATTTCATTTTTTCCACCATTAAAGGAGGAACCGGGGGCGCCAAAATCATTGCAACCGCGCTCATTGACCTCTATGGCATGAATTTGGGTTATGGCATTTCAAACAGGAAACTTGAATTTATTAATGTCGGTTCCGTAGGAACCTCTGGTTCCTCTGATAACACGTTTTACTTGCTTAGTTCCGTCGGCGTCTACGGAAAACCGATCCCCGTGCCAATGCGCAAGGAAATCCTAAAGAGGTTCAATAGTCGCCCCGACAATGTGCACGGCGCCATATCCCGAATCATCGTCATGGACTCCGGTTTCAAGGAAGGCATCGATCTCTTCGACGTGAAATACGTTCACGTGTTTGAACCACAGACAACTTTTGCCGACCAAAAACAGGTGATTGGGCGTGCGACGCGCACTTGCGGTCAAAAAGGTCTCGAATTTCATCCCAATAAAGGGTGGCAATTGTATGTGAATATTTACGATTTGACGATCCCGGACATGGTTTCGTTCAAGTATTTGAATTCGCACTCGGTGCACGAGATGTATTTGAAGGCGCTGGGGATTGATGTGCGAATGATTAATTTGGCGAGCGATGTGGAGCGCCTGTATATGAAGGGCGCGGTCGACCACGATTTGAATGTGCCGATACACGATTTTGGTAAAGGCGAAGACAACACTGAAAGTTCAACCAATGCCGAAGGCAGAACTGAAGGCAGAACTGAAAGAAACCAATCCGGCGGTAAACCCACGCTGTCCGACAGCAAACGCCGCATAATAGAGGACATATTGGTTAAAGACAAATCCGGCAATGGCAAACTCATCAATGCACTTGTATTACCCGAACACAAAGGCAAAGTTCCGAAGACACTTGTTGTTCAAAACAAGGATTTAGAACAGGAGACGCTGGAAATGTTGAATTTGACAAGGGATGCGCGGTTAATTGGCGTACTACAGGGAATTCCATCCATAAAAGAGGAAAACGAACCCTACACATATGAAGAGATGCGCAAATACATAAAGGATAATTATTCGCACGAATACAAGTGGGCAGACGCCAAAATGGAGAACTTGTGTCCCAAAGATGAAGAAACTGCTACTTCTGACAAACCTTCCTCTATCATCCATTTCAACAAAACCCAGAATTTCGTACGCCGCTATTTCACGCCCGCACTCTCGAACCACAAGGGCATCCTTCTCGCACACAGTGTAGGAACCGGCAAAACATGCAGCGCCATCGCCACCGCAACGACCTCATTTGAACGCGAGGGATACACCATTCTGTGGGTAACTCGCACGACGTTGAAGACCGATATTTGGAAGAATATGTTTGACCAGATCTGCAGTGATTCGTTGCGGCAACTGGGTTCCTTACCCAAGGACCCGAAGGCGCGAATGCGCCTCCTTTCCAAGGCGTGGTCTATCCGACCCATGTCATACAAGCAATTCTCCAATCTCGTTTCCGGCAAAAATGCCATGTATCAAGCACTCGTGAAACGCAATGGTGAACAGGATCCCCTAAGAAAAACGCTGCTGATCATTGACGAAGCGCACAAACTGTATGGTGAAACCGACCTGTCTACTTTGGAACGCCCCGATATGAAGGCGTTCCACGAATCGTTGATGCGGTCCTACGAAGTGTCTGGCGCGGACTCGGTGCGCCTCATGCTAATGACTGCCACGCCCATTACGTCATCCCCCATGGAATTCGTAAAACTGATGAATTTGTGTAAAGAACGCCCTAGACAAATGGAGACAGAATTTCCCCTTTTTTCACAGGATTATTTGGACGGCGCGGGGCGTTTTACGGAATTGGGCGAGACCCGATTCTTGGACGAAATTTCGGGGTATGTCAGTTATTTGAATCGAGAGAAGGATGCGCGCGTGTTTGCGCAAGCGGTCATAAAGAGGGTTGATGTGCCGTTACTTCCTACAGAAGGTCCATCTTCCGTAGGAAGGGAAATTCCGCTATACGAGGACTACGACGCACCCCTTATCCGGGCACTCGAGAAACCCCGCATTGCAGAGATGGAAGCACAAGTAAAAAAAGATTTGGAGAAGATAGAGAAAGTCAACAAAAATCTTAAGGGAATAACCGCAAAATCGTTTGACCGTATTCGGACCTTGTGTGAAGGTGCTCCTACAAAGAAGGCAAAGGCAGCGTGCAAAAAGGGAGCAACACGAACTATAAAGGAAATTGTTGCCTACATAAAAGAGCGCAAATCAGAGACCAAAGACGCCAGCAAAGAGATTAAGGAGTCTTTAAAACACTTTAAAAGGACATTGAAGGAAAAGACGGACAAAATCAATGAAAAAGTGCGCATGAATAAAGGCACGCGGAAAAGGGGGTCGTCGGACGAGATGCATGGAGAGAACAGCACAATTATCGGTGGGTCTCGGTCAAAGAAACCGATAGAGAACATCGACACTGATTATCAGCGCTATAATCAGTCGGCATTCAACAGCATTAAAAGCAAATGCCGCATCCCCGCAAAACGCGCGGTGTTTGAATCTTATCCTACAGTAATGGAATTACGGGAGGATATTCGAGGGTTAAGAGACGCGGCAAAGATGAAGGACAAAGATGCCAAATTGTTTGCCAAGAACATCCGGGTCCAACTGAAAACTGTCCAAGATGCAGATCAGAAAACCGATTTGAAGAAGCAGATCAAAACGATGGCGATAGAGAAGAAGGAAGAAATTGCCAGAATTAATGAAAAAATTGCCAAAAAAGAGAAGTTTACGCGGAAATTGAAACAGACGTTGGAACGGAAATACAAGAAATCGTTAAAGGACCGAGCAAAGGCAGAAAAAGACTTGGCAAATGACATTGCCGAGGTTGACGAGGAAACAGGTGAATTAAAGAAGAAGGTCAAGGAGTTTCACGATTTGGCAGACATTGAAGATGTCGAATTGCGCGGATTCGTCAAGATGAAAACACAGGAATTTGTGGATGAATTAAGGAAAATTGAATAATTCCTTGTGTGAATATATATGGCAAAAAATACTGATATTTACAATGACCAATATTTAACCGAGGATGAGGACGACAGTGATAATGAAAAGGTTGACAATTTTTACAAATTTATTAGCACACAAGCGCAACACAATGATGCATTAAATGATTATTTAGATGAGATTGGTGTAGATGCAAAAAGTGATATGTCTGATTTGTCCGAGAATAACATGCAACAAATATACAACCGGTTGAATGAAAAAGATAAGAATACTATGAATACACAATTTATGAAAAATATTAGAAAAATTGTAAACAGACCAAACTTTACATTGGCAGGAGGTGCGCGCAAATCCAAGAGGAAATTAAGAAAAACCAGAAAAACAAGAAAAAACAAAACTCGCATTTTACGCAAAAAATAATACCGATTATTGTAGTGGTGAACAATCCTCGATTCCTTTAGTTGCTTCCGAAGTTTCTTCGGAGATTTCCTCTATATTTTCCTTAATTCCTTTAGTTGCTTCGCAACTGTCACTTCCTTCGGAAGTTTTTTCGGAAGTTTTTTCGGAGATTTCCTCTACATTTATGTAGGGGGTTTCTTTAGTTGCGAAGCAACTGTCACTTCCTTTAGTTGCTTCGCAACTGTCACTTCCTTCTGAAGTTTTTTCGGAAGTTTCTCTCTCACTTTCTTCCTCGCTTTCCTCGCTTTCCTCACTGCGCGGGTTACACTCCTGGCAGTCATTGTCGTCATACCGGCAACTGCCGCAATACCATTTGTTGCAATCATTGCAAGGCCATCCGTCGGATCCGCGATTGACGTCGCGACCACAACAGCAGCATTCTCCATAACAACCACACAGAACGTCACTGTTTCTGCAGTCACTACACATGCGCACACTGCAGTCGCAACATACAACATCAACGCACTCCTCGCATCCACGGACTTTACAGTTCCAACATTTGCGAGTGCAGAACCTACAGTAAAACGAAGATTTCACACATTCGTCGTCGGAAGTGTCATCCTCTTCCCACCCATCGCACCACCGACAGTGGAAGGCGCGTGTATTAATTAGAGAACAATTGTGTTCAATTTTTTTTTGACACGATTTACACTCGTCTTTTATTTCTTCGACAGTTGGTGTAGGTTCTATTTCGACAGGTTCAGGTTCCATTTAATATGATTGAATATAGGAGAAATTTCTATATTCAATTGGCAAATAATAGAGATTTCTAAAAACAAGGGATTTGAGGCATTTTTGATGATTTTTGAAAATCTCTATTTTCTGAAAAACATAAGTTTTTCAGAAAACTGTTTACAAGAAAACTTAGGTTTTCTTGTAAATTATTGGACCGTTTTAAAAACCCTCCCATAAAACTTTTTTCGAATTTTGCAAAATGGTAAAAACCTCTTTTTCACATTTTACCAAAACCTCTTTTTTAATATTTCACCACGTTTTTAAAATGGTCCAATAGAGATTTTCCAAAAACATGGAAAATAGGGTATTTTCATAATCTCTATCGGACTATTTTGAAAACCCTACAAACTCTTTTTATTAAAATGTCAAATTATTCTTTAGAGAATCATCAAAACAAGGATTCTAGGGACTTTTTACCGACCCCCTCAAAAACGTCCAAAAATTTTTTTTTGCCTCGTTACAAAGGTCCCAACCACCCAATAACCTCTTTATGAAAAAGAAAAAACATCATTTTCATAAACATCTTTAAACCCGTGCTTTGCTGTTCACAACCCCAATTAAAACTTCGAGTGAATCGTGACATAAACCTCCTGTAATTTAGTGCACGCCTCGCGCAAATGTTCGCGCACCTGTACCTTCTCCGCCGGTTCCACAAAGGCAACTCGAATACGACTCGACGAGTCGTGCGGATGAAACTTCTTGAATCCGCAGAAATTCATCGTCTTCTTTTCCACGAAGAACGTCTGATACAAATAATACTCCAGCGCCTTGCCTAAAGTGTAGTCCTCATTCTCGAGCACCACATCGTAACAATTGTCCATCGTCGTTTTAGCACCACTTACCTCGGTCGTCAATAGTGGCACCGTGTCCGACTCGACCGCCTCATTGAATGCAATCAGTTTCCGCTGCATAATGGCGCACGCCTTTTTCACGATCGCGGGGCAAGTGAAGACCCCCGTGCTCCTGAGCACAAAATCGAAACTGTCCTCCTTATAATAGCGTTGGGCGTCGAGCAAATCGAAATTCCTCTTGGCAAAGGTGATATCGGCAGTCGTTGCCCCTTCGGACGCCATTTTTGCCTCGACCTTTTCCCACGCGGCAGCAGACTTGACGGGGTCCACGGTGTACCCATAGGCGCACTTGGACACCACATTGAACATGCTGTTGGTCTCCACATTTGCCACAGAGAATTCGCACGACAACTTGAGATGCTCGCCGGGAATATCGCCGATGCGCGGTCTTAAACGCGCGAAATCAATGTAATCCCCCGAAATCTTGTTGGGTGGGAAAATGCGATTGACCTCCTTCTCGGTCAAATAGTTGCCGTTTGCCTTGTTTTTAATCTTGAAATCGCCGGTAGTTACAAACAGGATGTGATCAGTATTGTTCTGGACGTCGACCTCCATCACATATTTGCCGGGCAACTCCTCGGGGTCCTCGCTGAAAATCGGAATACAACTGAGGCGCTGTTTGATCATTTCGTTATGTTGGCGCGACGTGTTGATGGCGATGGTGCACTGATTGTCGCCGTAAGTCTCGGTTCTGAATACTACTGTGTGAATATCATTGAGGATGATTCTGCGCAGGGCATTTGCTAAACTGACATTTACACCGGATAAAGTGAATTTGAAGACGTCGTGTTCTTCGCCGAAATTGCTTATTGTTGGATTCATCGTATATAGTAGAATATTATAATCTATATGTTATTTGCGGCGAGAATATTTTTGTCGACGGGACATCAATTTTCTCGGTTTTATGCGATGGGTTCTTTTGTTGCGGTGTTTGCGCGTTTTTGAACCGCCTTTGGAAGTTTTAGATTTTGTCTTAGGTTCTTTCTCAACAATTATTAAATCAATTCTTGAACCATCCTTATACCCTAGACTATTTGGTGTGTTGGCACCGGTTATTTGGTTTTCGCCTATTTTTACAATATATCTGTCTGATTTCATTCGCAATTCATTAAGTTTTTCAAATATTTTTTGTGTCAATTCCATGGTTCCGGCGGGATAACCATTTATATAAATATTAACCATGCCTTCTATTTTTTTGCTTTTTGAAGAAGGTTTTGATACAACATCCATTGCGTTTGTTTTTCCCAAAACAAAATACATTTTGTATAAACAATTTGCCAACCTTTCACTAATGTAACCAAGACGAGTTATTCCGTCCTCTCTATCATAATACTCATTATTATCAAGTTGTTGTTTAAGTGCTTCATATGTCTGTGCATTAAAACGGACCATCTCTCCGGGATTATTAACATCAACAAACATGCCATTGGAATTATTAATTGTGTAAATAGATAATGTATTATAATCAATGATGTCTTGATAATCATTTGGAATGGCATAACCGTTTTGTTTTAAATAATTAAAAAATAAAATCAATGATGGTAAATCAATAGTTTGTAAAAAACTTTGAACTGTTATTTCATCCACATTTGATTTATATTTTTTAAGTTTTGTATCAATTTGGGTTGTAGTCATTTTCTTGTATTGTTGTTGGTATGAACTGCTAGGAGGAGGATCATAACTATTGCCGCCGCCGCCACTAGCACCACTTGAAAACATAGGTGATTGTTGTTGTTGTTGCGGATTAATTTGGGGTTTTTGTATAACAATCACATTTAAATTATCAATGTCTTGTTGTTGTAAATTAATCAATTGTCTCAAAGTTGATTGTGCAGCATTTTGAATGATTTCTCCACCTTGCATTGGAACTATAACATCATAATTTTGATCAAAAGTGTCATAAGATCCCAAAAATTGTTGATGTTTAAATGTTTCCAATGGCGTTGAAATATCAC